ACTTCTGTGTTTGCAGATGAAGATACTAAAAATGAATTTTTAAATGATTCAACTATCAAAGCAGAAATAGCAAGACGTAATAAAGCAAATACAGATAATAGTATCACTACTGAAGTAACAGTAGACGAAGAAGTTTGATACTAAATGGAGCAGAATTATCTAGGAAATCCAAACCTCAAGAAGGCTAATGTCCAACAACAATGGACAAAGGAAGAACTTCAAGAATATAAAAAATGCATGGATTCCCCACAGTATTTTGTGGAAAGCTACATCATGATTGTTTCTCTTGATGAAGGTCTAGTGCCATTCAAGCTCTATGACTTTCAGAAGGATATGATAGGAACGTTCCATAATAACCGTTTTACGATATGCAAGTTGCCTAGACAGTCTGGTAAATCAACAACAATCATTGCATATCTACTTCATTATGTTTTGTTTAATCCAAGTGTGAATGTAGCAATCCTTGCAAATAAGGCTGCTACTGCAAGAGACTTGCTTGGGAGACTTCAACTAGCATACGAACATTTACCCAAGTGGTTACAACAAGGCGTTATGTCTTGGAACAAAGGAAGTTTGGAATTAGAGAATGGGTCTAAAATATTGGCTTCTTCCACCAGTGCTAGTGCTGTTCGTGGGGGTTCTTATAATATCATATTTTTGGACGAGTTTGCCTACGTCCCAGCAAACGTTGCTGAACAGTTCTTCAGTTCAGTATACCCTACAATATCCTCTGGTAAAACAACAAAAGTGATGATTGTTTCAACTCCACACGGTATGAATATGTTCTACAAGTTGTGGGTGGATGCAGAGGAGGAAAGAAACGAATACATTCCAATTGAAGTGCATTGGAGTGAGGTTCCCGGCCGTGATGAGGCATGGAAACAACAAACAATTAAGAATACGTCTGAGGCACAGTTTAATACAGAGTTTGAATGCGAATTCTTGGGGTCAATTGATACATTGATAACACCAGCAAAGCTTCGATCAATGACATATCGAGAACCAATAAAATCTAATGCTGGATTAGATGTTCACGTTCAACCCATAGAAAATCATTCATATATGATGACTGTTGATGTATCAAGAGGAGTAGCAAACGATTATTCAGCTTTTGTGGTATTTGATGTTACAGAGATTCCATATAAGATTGTTGCAAAATTTCGAGACAATGAGATTAAACCTCTTATATTTCCAGCAAAAATTTATGAGGTGGCGAGGGCATATAATCAAGCATTCGTTTTAATCGAAGTAAATGACATTGGAGAACAGGTTGCTAATGCTATGCAGTTTGATATGGAGTATGACAACCTAATTATGGCTTCTATGCGTGGCCGTGCGGGACAAGTCCTTGGAGGAGGGTTCTCAGGGGGCCGAGCGCAGTTGGGGGTAAGAACAACTAAAGCAGTAAAACGTATCGGTTGTTCTAATCTCAAACAGTTGGTAGAGGATAATAAACTTATTGTTGAGGACTTAGAAATTATAAATGAATTATCTACATTCGTATCCAAGGGACAGTCTTATGAAGGAGATGATGGATGTAATGATGATTTAGTTGCTTGTCTTTTTATATTTGCATGGGCCACTGACCAACAATATTTCAAAGAATTATCTGATCAAGACATTCGAGCAACTATGATGAGAGAACAACAAGACTCATTGGAACAGGATATGGCTCCATTTGGGTTTGTAATTAATGGTCTTGAAGAAGAAAATATTGGCCAAATGGTTGATGAATATGGAACTAAATGGAATCCTATAGTACGAGATTACGGGACTGATTGGTAAATTCTAAATAAATTCGATAAGATCGTTATCTATTTTAGTGAAACAATTGGAACAAACTATATGAGATTGTCTGATAAGGTCATCAGCATCCTTACGGCTTTCGTTATTCATACCTTTTCTTTTTGTTATTTTTCTAATTTCGTTATTATGAGGATAAAATTTGAGGCATACAGTTTCACTTTCTCCACAATGAACACAAGATTTATTTGCAAGATACTCGTTTAACCATACTATACGCTGTCTATAGTTTCTACGAGCTACCTTTTTGATAGTTTCTTTGTATTTTTCATAATGAGATTCCATAATTTTATTTATAAGAATTAACACATATAAAAATCATGTTTAGGAATTCATTTTTTATAAATATTTCAAATAACAATAAGATTGCTCTCTTAAAAAGTAAAGGAGTACGACAATGGGTTTCTTAGTTTCGCCTGGTGTACATGTAAGAGAAATTGACCTCACAAATATTGTTCCAGCAATTCAAACCACGATTGGTGCGTTTGCAGGGCCATTTGAAAAGGGGCCGGTATCTTCTGTCACCGCTATTAGTTCTGAAGCAGAGCTTGTACAAGTTTTTGGTAAACCAAATGCCAGTAACTTTGAATATTTTTTCACTGCTGCAAATTTCTTGCAGTATTCAAACGCATTACGAGTTGTTCGTGCTGAAAGTGGGTTACTAAACGCCTGTTCAGAACTTGGACTTCTTATTAGAGATAACGATCATTATCAAGGATCATTTCAAGATGGTCAAGGTAGTGTTGGTCCTTGGGCTACAAGAACAGCTGGAGCTTTTGGTAACTCATTGAAAGTTTCCATTTGTGCAACATCAACTGCCTTCTCGCAAAATATTACAGGTGCTAACCAAGTTAACGGCGCTGTGGCAAGTGGTGCCACAAGTGTTACAGTTGACGATGTTGATCTTGCATCTAACGTAATTAACGTTGGTGATATTGTTTCATTCTTCACTGACAGTGGTTTCGGTACTTTTGCAACTGGTCACGAAGGAATAGAATATGATGTTACTTCCCGTGATACAGCAAATAACACAATAACACTTCGTGAGTTGGATAATCCTACAGGATCAGGATTGAAAGCTACACTTGCTGACAATTCATTCATTCGGAGACGTTGGAAGTTCTATGACTTGTTTGATTCAGCTCCTGGCACATCTGATTGGTCAACACAGAATGACAAGGGAACAAATGATGAGATGCATATTGTCGTTTACGACAGCACTGGTAAACTTAGTGGTTATGCTGAAAGTGTTGCTGGACAAAGAACACTTTCAATTCTAGAAGTATATCAGGCTCTTTCCAAGAATTCTGAGGCAAAAACGCCGCAGGGAGGAACAAACTATTACGCTGAAATTTTGTTCATTCAATCTTCATTCATCTACTGGATGGATCATCTCGCAGCTGGTGTAAATTGGGGTCAAGACCTTGATGCCGGTAACAATGTTTCTTTGAACGCAACAGATGCAAATGGATCAGATGAAGGTGATTCAATTATCTTAGATGGTACAGATAGTTCTTCCACCAACGCTGGTGACAACGTAATATTGAATACAAATGCTGGTGACTATACAGCAGTTGATACGCCGACATATGACGGTCTTACAGGTGGAACAGATGACTATGCTATAACACTTGGAGAAAAAAGAATTGCATATGATAAGTTTGCAAACGTTGAATTAATTGACGTAAACTTTATTCTTGGTGGACCTTCTGCTACAGTGGATGCGGGTTCATTCGGTACTGCCGGTGATGAGTTTGATACGCATGGAACAATGCTTACTGACCTTGTTGAACTACGCAAAGACTGTGTTGCATTTATTTCTCCTGCCCGTCAGGCTGTTGTGAATATTGCAAGTGAAGTTACACAAACATCAAATGTCAAAAACTCTTTTGATACACTACCGTCATCCTCTTATGTGGTTTATGACAGTGGTTACAAATACATGTATGACAAGTACAATGATGTATATCGCTATGTGCCACTAAACGGTGACATTGCTGGCCTTTGTGCAAACACAGACCGTGTTGCAGAACCTTGGTTCTCGCCAGGTGGTTACAATCGTGGTAATATTCGTGGTGCAATTAAACTTGCATACAACCCACTAAACGCTAACAGAGATATTCTCTACAAGGCTCGGATCAACCCAGTAGTTGATTTCCCCGGCCAAGGTGTGATACTCTTTGGTGATAAAACTGCTCTCTTGAAACCAAGTGCATTTGATCGCATTAACGTGCGGCGTCTGTTCCTTGTTCTTGAGAAGGCAATCGCTACTGCTGCTAAATTCCAACTCTTTGAGTTCAATGATGAGTTTACACGGGCTCAGTTCCGTAACTTGATTGAACCTTTCTTGAGGGATGTTCAAGGCCGCAGAGGTATTACAGACTTCCAAGTGGTTTGTGACGGCACTAACAACACTGGTGAGGTAATAGATAGAAACGAATTTATCGCTGATATCTATATCAAACCGGCCAGATCAATTAACTTCATTACTCTTAACTTTGTTGCAGTTCGCACCGGCGTTGAGTTCTCTGAAGTCATTGGTAGGTTTTAAAGAAGGAGTATAAGAAATGGTTGGAACTATTGACCAATTTAGAGCACAATTGATCGGTGGTGGTGCAAGACCAAACCAATTCAAGGTTGAAATTGTATCTCCGCCAGGTATCACAACTGGTCTACCGACAGAAAATGCTGCTTTCCTTTGCAAGGCTTCTAATATGCCACAGATGGCGCTTGGTGAAATTGAATTGCCATTCAGAGGAAGAAAAATTTATATTGCTGGTGACAGGGAGTTTGCCGATACTTGGACAACAACCTTTATCAACGATACTAATTTTGCATTGAGGAATGCGTTTGAAAGATGGAACAATGGGATTAACGATCTGGTTACAGGTACAGGTGTTACGGCATCTTCTGAATATCAGGCTGATCTTAAAGTTTCGCAACTAGATAGAGACGACTCAGTTCTGAAGGTTTATATCTTTAGGAATGCGTTTCCTCTTACAGTTAGTCAAATTGACCTTTCCACAGAAACCACAAACGAAATCGAAGAGTTTGAGGTTACTTGGAGATATCAACACTTTGAATCTTCAGAGGTTACGCCGGGTATTTCAGCAGTTGCTGGATAGTTGGTTTAATATACCTACTAAATAAAAGAGTAGGGAGATATTATGGCTGAATTATTCGGATATACAATTAATCGTAAAAAGGAAAAGGGTAGTGGAGAAGCCTTCACTACCCCCACTCCTGATGACGGCACACAAGATATTGCTGGTGGTGGTTTTTTTGGCTCTATTCTTGATACTGACGGTAGAGAAAGAACAGAACTCGACCTTATCCGTCGATATCGTGATATATCCCAACAACCAGAATGCGATAGTGCATTAGAAGATATTGTAAATGAAGCTATTGCATATGATGAATTTTCTCAATCTGTTGGAATAGAACTTACAAGATTACCATATCCAGAAAAAATTAAAAGAATGATAAGAAAAGAGTTTGACTCTGTTCTTCGCCTTTTGGACTTTGATGACAAAGGACATGATATTTTTAGACGTTGGTATGTTGACGGCCGACTTTATTATCATAAGGAAATTGATCCTAAAAGACCAGAACAGGGTATTACTTCATTAAGATATATTGATCCTATAAAAATTAAAAAAGTTAGAGAGATTGAAAAAGAGAAAGACCCCAAAACCGGAATAGACATAGTAAAACGTATTGTTGAATACTATGTTTATAACGAAAAAGGTCTTTTCTCAGCTGGATACGGTGGTTCAAATCAAGGAATTAAAATTGCAGCAGATGCAATCACATATGTTCCGTCTGGTGTAATTGATCAGAATGGTGGTAAGGTTCTGTCTTATTTGCATAAGGCAATTAAACCTGTTAATCAATTAAGGATGATTGAAGATGCATTGGTTATCTATCGCATTTCTAGGGCTCCAGAGCGCAGGATTTTTTATATTGATGTTGGTAATCTACCAAAAGTCAAGGCAGAACAGTATCTCAAAGATGTTATGAATCGTTATCGTAACAAGTTAGTGTATGATGCATCGACTGGCGAGATTCGTGATGATAGAAATCAAATGAGTATGCTGGAAGATTTCTGGCTCCCACGCCGTGAAGGTGGCCGAGGTACAGAAATTACAACTTTGCCGGGTGGTTCTAATCTTGGTGAAATTGATGATATAGAATATTTTCAAAGAAAACTGTATCGTTCACTGAACGTGCCTATTTCTCGTTTGGAAGCAGAAAATAGTTTTAGTCTTGGTAGAACTACAGAGATTACAAGAGATGAACTGAAATTTACAAAATTTATTCAGAAATTAAGAAAAAAATATACTGCACTATTTACTGACATATTGAAAACACAATTGTTGTTAAAAGGTATTATCTCATTAAATGATTGGGATAATATGAAGGAACATATTCAATACGACTTTATGAAAGATGGTCACTTCTCTGAGTTGAAAGAAGCTGAATTGTTGAATGATCGTATTCAAACTTTGGATAGTATTCAATCTTATATCGGTACGTTTTTCAGCAAACAATATGTTCTTAAAACTGTATTGCGTATGAACGATAGTGAAATTCAAGATATGCAAGACCAGATTAAAAGAGAGCTCGATATTGATCCTCTTGATGGTGGTATTGATCTGCCAGATGTTGGTGATGGTATCACACGTTATCCACAAGATGGTGGCGGTGGTGCTATTCCTGCTGATGATATGTCCAAGTATGATGGAAAAGCTCCACCAGAAGAAGGTGGAGATAAAGAAGAACCTGTTGAAGATAACTTTGATAAAAGTATAACTGTGAAAGGTAGAAAGAAATGAGTAAAGAGATAATTAACGCATTATCAAATGGAGATAATCTTGCTGCAGAATCAGAATTTAATGATGCACTTTCGGCAAAGGTCGGAAGCGCACTTGAAACAAAAAGAAAAGAATTGGCCAGTGTATTTGTGAATACGCCGGGTGGGGAAAATGAGGAAGATTGAAAAAATCTATGAGTCTACAGTTGTAGAGAAAGACGAACATCGTAAATCTAAGGAATATAAAAAACTATCTCCAAGGATGAAGGATGCTGTTGATTCTATTTTTACTGCAATGGATGCTAAACCTTCAGATTTCCTAAATAGTTTTGAAAAAACAATAAAAGATGCGTCAAGAGAGTTTAAAGTAAAAGAAAACGAATTGTTGTCGTATTTTGAAAAAGAAATGTTGTCGATTTAAGGAGTTAGAGGATGGCCATTGTTACAAGAACACTCAGAGATACTGCCGTTAATGCACCCGGCGCTGGTGGAACAGTTACAATTAAAGTTGATATCGAAGATGATGCAGCTGCAAATGGCGCTATTTTAGATGCAAGTGGATTAGATGGTCATGCGAACGGTGCAAAACTACACATCGCCAGACTTTGGTGGGCATTGACTCAAGGTAGTGCTGATGATGATACTGGTCATGTTGAAATTCAAGAAGTATCATCATCAACAGATATTGTTCAGATTAGACTTGCCGGAACTGGACACTATGATGGTTCTGCTGGCGTTATTCCTGGCACTGCGGCAAATACAACAGCAACTTCTGG